TTCGATAGGCTGCATGTAAGTTGTGCATCTGGGGGTTAGACTGCGCCAACTGCAACTGCGTTTGAGCCAAAGTCACCCGCTGCGCCATCGAAAAGATGTTCGGATCGCTGACTGGGAGGACATCGACCCGGCCATCGAAGTCTTGCGCCTTAACCTGTGATGGTGCACCCGCGACCGCGTACGGGTACATGGGAGGAAGGTTTTCAGCGAAGATACGCGCCAGTAAACGGAACTCCGTTTTCTGTGCGTAGTGCAGACGTTTGTGAATAGCAGACATAACTTTCATGCCGCGTTCAATTACAGCAACGGTTGTGCCCACTGGCATTTCGTTACTCATGTCCCCAATCTGTTGATCAGCCAAAGCTACAAAACGACGACCGTCCTGTACCAATCCGCCCAGCATAGCCGCCAACGTGCCTGATGGTTCTTTGTATGGAAGTGGTATGATAGCGTCTCTGATGCTCCCTCCTGGGGCGTCAATGTCCCTCCACTCTCCGGGCTGTAGTGGCTCATCATCATTGCGTACCCGCACTCCACGGGCTTTAAAACCAGCGGGAAGGTTAGCCAGAGTGCCAGCGTCGATCAGCTGACGTAGCAAACTGGTAGCCGCTCTGCCCAAGCCACCAATCATATGGATCAAACCAAAGCCGTAAAAGCCCAAACCTGGCATGAACTTGTAATGTACAAAGTACTGAACCTTCTTCTTGAGAGGATCGTCCATGCCGTAGTTCCTGCGAATAGACAGGATCTGGTTTGAGTTCTCGTCAATTGTAACGACATAGGGGAGCTTTATGCCTGTAGGCTCCCCCGTCATTGGGTCTTTATCTTCGAATCCTTCTATGTCCAGATCTACATGGATCTCTAGGATCGTCAGCACATCGTCGCTGTAGTTCTTCGATAGACCTTCTAGTTCGTTCACCTTCTGCTTGACAGGGTTCTCATCTGATTCTTCCGAAACCATGAGATCGACATCGCGGTACATTCCCGCGTATTGCATCTTCTTTACTTCGTTTTCATCCATGCGGAGGACGTGCGTAACCCTTGTCGCCGTCGCCAGATCCGTAGCTGAATACGGTACAACCAGATCCTGCGCTGGAATAAACTTCGATACCGCTCTCTGTTTTGTCGGATCAAAGTATACTTTCTTAAACGTTGACCCCGACAGCGGTAAGTAAAATAACATCTGATCCATGTCTGGATCGTATTCTTCCATAACCTCAGTGATCTGATAGTTCATAAAATCCTTGACACGAGTAGCCTGATCCTCTCTTGCCTGATCCTTCAAACCCACAATGTTGGTTCTAACTGGCCCACCCGAAGGGAGCAGTTCCTTGTATGCCTGTGCTTGGAACTGTGTTACGCTCTCACTTACCATCGGGTGGGTAATGCCGCTTGCCCCTTCAAACGGCGTTGTTCTGTCCTCTGACTTAATACCTAATAGGTCAAGACCGTTGACGTATGTTTCTTCCCACTCAGACCTTGAATCGAGGTCTTCTTTATAAGATCCCCGTAGTTCTGATGACAACGATCCGAGAGTAGAATCGTCCAAGAACTCTGCCAGATTAGCATCAAACGGTATCAACTCTTCTTCTGGCATGTCATCTGCCATCATTAGAGCCTGAACTATGGCTCCACCCATTCCATCTTGAATAACTTCTGCACCACCCTCAAATTCCTCTGGGGCGTCGATAGGGATTTCTACCTCTGGTAGTCCTTCTGTGTCATCCAGATCTAAACCTGGTGTGACCATGTTAGGTGGTAATGCCATTAATAATACACCCTTTTACGGGGCCTCCATTCTGTTTCGTCTTCGTTCTCACCACGTAGATATATAAACCCACCCTGACGAAAACGCATCAGTGCTAATGTCATACTATCACAAAAGTCATCATGATCGCCATTAGGAAATGAAACAACTTCTTCAATTACTTCATCAGCAAATTTCTCATGCATCGGTGCCCATATCATACCAGCTTCAAATAATGGCGCAACCATGTGCATTCTTGTTACTTTATCGTTCCCCTTGCCCGGAGAAAATCCCAAAGCCGGAATACCGCGTAACCGCAACTCGTCAATGAGTGGTGTACCCGTCGCTTTCGCTTCGACCAACACCATGTCTGGTTCCCAGTATTCGTGTTCTTCATAGGCTATCTCCTTTAATTCTGGAAAATTCCACCGTCCGCGTCTAGCATCCAGTAAAATAGCGTGATCAGCCCCACCTTCCTCCGGTTTAAAGATGCCCCACGTCGTAATTGCAGAGTAGTCGGCTGTTTGTTTCTTGGAAAACGCCGTATCGTACGCCTGAATGATGTAATCTAGCTGCGGAATCTTTTCTTTGTCCCAATCTTGCCACCAATCGCGCTTGATTATAGCCGCTTCCGACGCTGTCGGCGTCTGCTGCCACTGTGCATTCCATTTTCCTACAGGAAGTGACGCTTTAATCGACAATAATGCGTCTTTTTCCCAGAATTCAGGCCACAATGGGTTGTCTGACGGCATAATTGCAGGAAATTCTACCACTTCCCACTGATCTGCCATCGAATCACCGCTCTGCGCTTGCATTAAACGGCCTGTCAAGTCTTTTTTACCCCATCTTGTCATAACCAAGATGATTGCACCACCCGGTTGGAGACGTTGTCGAGGTCCAGAGGTGTACCATTCGTACGCATTGTCGAATGCACTCTCGCTCATCGCGTCCTGTTCCGAGTGTGGGTCGTCAATAATGAACAAATCCGCACCACGACCCGTTACCGCAGCCCCAACACCCGCTGCAAAGTACTCACCGCCCCTGTCTGTCTGCCATTTTCCCGCACCTTTGTTGTCTTCCTTGAGGTTTGTGTCTGGAAAAATGTCTTTGTACGCAGGATCATCAATCAAATCCCGCACTTTTCGTCCAAATCGTACCGCCAATTCCGTATTGTGCGTCGCTTGAATGATCTTCAACTTAGGATTTCGACCCAAAAACCACGCTGGCATCAAATATGACGCAAATTCCGACTTCGAATGCCGAGGTGGCATGTTAATTATCAATCGCTTGAGTTCTCCTTGTGCGACACGCTCAAGTTTCTCGGCTATAATACGGTGGTGACGGCCCTCAATGAAGTTGTCGTACACATGATGAGCAAAAGGCATGAACTTTTCGGTTGCCTCTTCGCGTATGTCTAACTTTTTCTTGGCCTCAGTAAGTGCCAAGATCTCCTTCAGTGCTTCCTCTGGGAGAGCTTGGAGGTTCATGGTCCGTTAACTTGTTCTACTTGTTACAGGAGCCAAGGACCCAAGACCACCCTGCGGCATTGGCATCGCTCTGGGCGGTGTTGCCAGTAATGGGTTTGCCACAACTGTTGGGTTTAGTTGACCCAAGGTCATCGGAGCGACCTGCGTATATGGAGACACTGTTGTCCCAGTGCCGGGTGTTGAAACAGGCATGACTGGATCAGCAAATGGTGTTGAAAACGGATCAACAACACACTGCTTCTTTTCTGTGTCATACATATATCCTTCAGGACATGGATCATCTGGAGCCTTCTCCTCAACCACTTCCGTTACGGATGGGCCGTCATCGTCATCTGTGCTTTGAGGCATGTCCCTCGGAAGCACATCCAATGAATCAGCCCCCGTCGTATCATATCTCATTCCAAACAAGTTGTCATAAGCATACGTCCTGCCCTGACTATCCTGATAAATAGGCTTGCCATTGATAATGTTGACAATAGGATCAAGGGGTCTGCTTCCCGCAAGATAGTTCAATACACTACCCGTCATTCCACCGCCAATACCCTGCTGTAATAACGTCGGATCTTTTTCCAAGTTCACCGAACGACCGTACATCTGATAAGATTGACCCGTTGGATTAGCGTCCGCTCGTTTACTTTGCATCTCAAAGTTTCTTAAAAAATCATCACGATCCTTTTTTCTCTGAGCATCAGTAGCCGTACTCGCACCCGCAGAAATATTAGTAGGTTTAGTTACTGTAGTTTTTACAGGCCCTCTTTGTCTTCCAAACCTGTCCGTGGTCTTAGTTGTTTTAACCTTTTCACCACTGACCGATGGCGGTAAAAATCGAGACGGATCTTTTAAAACCTCGTTTGCAAACGTTAAACTAGAGTTGACAGCCGCTGATCCCCTGCTCGGAGACTTCTTAGATGAGGAACCTTTTAACTTTCCTTTGGCTTTCATGTCAGCTAGATATCTATCCGCCCGTGCATCACCCTGAGTTTTCCGCATGGTGTTTGCAGTAGTTTGTATATATTTTTCTGTTTTAGGCTTCAGTCCCACAGCCATTTTGAAATTATCAAGAAAACTCATCTATCGATCCTCGGTTTCAAATTTACAACTACTCTAGCCTATAATGCCTCTTTTGCCAAGTTAACTAAGCCGCCCTTGCTGTTAGTTTGTTTTTGCTGCATCCGCTTACGATAACTAGGATTATAATATATTCTTGGTTTAGCTTGAATCTCTCCCCGTTCGATAAGTATATCTTGAGCCGCGTCCATTAATCCAAGAATACCTTGAGTTCCAAAACGATTAAGATTTAAAACGCCGTCTTGAAAAGCCCGTATTTGTTCAAAACGTTCTTCAGCTTGCTCAGGGGAGAGATCATCTAAATCCTCGTATGGCCCTTCAGGGGAACTTTGAACAGAAAATTTAGCTGTTTTTGTAGGAAAATCTTCAAATTCAGTTTTACCCATAAAAAGACCAGGACTGTTGAATCTTGTGTTTAAATCATCAAACATTTCTACATAATATTCTTCAACGCTCTCGTAAAAATTACTATCTCGTAAAATGTTACCAGCCTCTTTACCGTATTTTTTATCAAAAGCTTCAGGGTCTTTATTTCGTTCTTCTCTTAGTAAGTTAAAACCTCTGTGAGTAAACTCATGAGCTATCACAGGTGAAAAAGTCATACTATCACTGGTAATAATATCATCTTCACTTATTCTTTCAGCATCTTCACGGGAAAGACCCATATTCATAAAATATTCTATGTTCCTTTCAGGGTCATCCCTCAGTCTTTGTTGATACTGGGCCATGCGAAATCCTTGTCCATAACCAGGATTTCTTACAACTCTATGTTTATCAGGGTCATAACCAAGTCTAGCTATAGGATTATAAGAAAGTTGTGGTTCCATGTCGGCTCTATATTCGAAATCAGCAAACTCTTTTAATTGCCTGTTTCTTTCTTCCTCTTCTACTTTTTCTTTTAGACCCTCTAGTGTAAGTGACTTGAGGTTAGACAATGTTGCAAGACCACCCTCTTTGAATGCTTGCACCTTTTTAGATTTGAATATCTCACGTAACTCATCCGTAAGTTCTATACCCAAGAC